GCAGTTTCCATAGTGTATGCGTTGCTATTTAATTTGTATTTAGTTTTTATTGTGTTCTGTATTTGTCTCGATTTGGACTCTAAATGTTCAATCTGTGTTTTATCTAGTTTTTTATCAATCCAATCATCTAATCCTAATGCATAGCACAAGCCATTTCTATGTGATTTACTACCACCAAAATCATCAAGTTTTAATGTATCAGGTTTCAGATCAAGACCTACGCATTCGTGTAATGTTTGTAAATAAAACCATGTAGAATATCTGCCAAATTTATATAAATTTTTTATAACACTATTCCATACATTATCAAATGTTTTTAGTTCTGCAAATTTATCTAATTGTGGCTTGTTGCCTATCCATTCTTTGTAACTCTCAAATTGTTGTGGCAAATAACCTTTATTATATTTTGTATCTGTTTGGTATCTCAACCTTTTATAGTTATCGTTGTTCCATTGTTTTAGTCTTTCTAAACCAACTAACTCAAAGTCTGGAAACTCATTCCATATTATCCAAGCAGTAGGTAAATGATAGGTTGTGCCATATATCCAAGCAATCCATAGTTTTTGTTCTATGTTGTGTTCGTATCTATTAAATAAATAGTTTAATAGCCATATAGGTGGATCACAATCTTTGTAGTGTAAAGACCAAGCATACCATCTTAAAAAAGCCTTTGTCCTATTTTTTACTATTCGGTAATCCATATAGATATGGTCTAAACCAATATTCTCCTACTTTCTGAATAGCTTGATATGTTTCTAAAATTTTCTTTTGTGATAGTTGTAGTGTTTCTACATCTTCCTCACGCAGTTTCATTCTAGTTTTTTTATCAGGTAATGCTACACTAGGCTCTGTTAATGCATATTCTCTAAAATCTACTTGTTCATTTATAGTCCTTTTTAATGGCTGATCTGATCTTAAACTACCCTGTTTATCAACTGCCCAAAAAATTAAACCATTTCTCATATGCCATGTTATTGAACTAGGTGTACAAGATAATTTTATTCTTTTCATTCCCGCATCAAACCAATGTTCAATAAACTGCGACCAAATGTCAGTAGCATAGCCTTTACCCTCTTGTCCTTGTAATGTTACAATTTCATATAAATTAATATATTTTGTAGCATGACTAGTAGTTGCAAATATAACACTAACTAATTTATCATTTTTGTATAAACCATAAGGTGCATTTTTTTGATAGTTGTTAAACCTATACCAAAGACTATGACTTTGTTGTAAAAACTTTGTATTAACACCACTTGGCGATTTAAATATTGCGTTTTGTATATCTGTCTCTTTTAAAAAAGCTATCACTGTAAGTCCGTTTTACTTTGCCTTATAGTTTCTTTATTAAATTTGTCGTCAATCCTATATTCCACACAACTTTCTGTTTTTAAAATGTGTTCAAATCCTGACCTTTCTAAAATGTTCTTTGTACTAGCTATAACAATACCATTATTAGTAGAATAGTATAAAGGTCTTTGTTCGTTTCTAAAAAAAAGCATAGTAGGTTTGTATGTTAAGTCTAATATTATTGTACTCATAGAGCCTGTTAAATGTAATGGGTGTTTTTTGTTTTCATAACTTCTTAATATAATTTCACTATCGTTTCTTGTTTTAAAATCGTAGCCATATATAGCTTTCCAAGTATCAGGGTTTTCTTGTGATATTACTCCGTTGTGTACAATAGCTATGGTATCTGATGTTATGGGTTGATTATAATTAAGATCAGATGTGCTATACCTAGCATGACCAATAATCATATTAGTTTCTATACCTTTAAACTCTAAAAAATTAGCAGATTCACTTATCACACGATATGCTAGTTTACCATTGTCATTCCAAGCAATACCTGATGCATGTTTTCCTCGTATCATAGATTGTACTATTACTCTTTGGAATGATTCTAAATTAACTTTATCCTTTGAGTATGCACCTACAACTGCACACATTATTTGTTTAATCCTTTTCTGTCTTGTAATCTTTTAGCAATTTCTAGTTCTTCTTGTGCTGATTTACAATTAACCATATTTTTTCTGTAATAACATACAATGCTAATTCTCTCGTATTTACCTTTAGCTTTAATTTCTGTATTACCATGAAATTCGTGTACATCAAAAAAACATACATCGCCACTTCTCACATCAAATCCTATTTTATATTTAGGAATGATTGTATAGCCACCCTCGTAATTACCAGCTTGTAATACTCCAAGATTACCAAATCCCTCTTTTAAATCGCCCTTATCTGTATGTATAGCAGTTCTAAAGTTTTTATTAATTGTGATTGTAGTAAAAACTGTACCTTTTATGTAAAAGTCAGGACTTGTTTTGTTAATCATATCTTCTTGTGCTTTGTATCTATCAGGACATACATCTTTAAAAATATCATTAACATATTTAATATATGGATAGCCTTTTTTAAATTTATCAAACTTGTTCATATTAAACATTGTTTGTCTGCAATATGGAAACCTAACTTGTCTATCAAAGTATCCAGCAATACCACTATCTACTTGTTGAAATGCACTATGAAACCTAGAAATAGTACCATCTTTTTTTATTTTAAATCCTCTAGTTTTTCCTGTTGTTT